GGGCTGCGATGGTGGCAAAAGCATTTGCTTACATAAGCATCACTCGCATATACTGTGTTTACATACAGTTTGCACAGTAATGTCATGCCTTCAGAGAGCGCAAAGATCATCCAGAAAGAGATAGACCAAGCCAGCGAACGTGTTGGTGCGTTGTGTGAGCTACTTGAAGCTGCTCAGCAAAGCAAGGTGAGTGCTTCCTGTATTCACTCGATCCTCAAGCCGATAGCCAGGCAGCTGGACCAGGCTGCAGGAGTCTTGGCAGATCGCTGCCAGCAGAAGTGAATCAGATACCAAGAAGCCCCGCAGTGCGGGGCTTTGTGTTTGGCATTAACGAATGTCAGGGTTCGGTTGGGGTGCTGTCTGGAGGAAATGACCGCTCGTCGGAAAGTGTGTTTTTGTGCTTGCAATGCACGCCCAATGGGCGTACATTAATGCCCATGGGCAGCAGCGAAGCAGTCCACCGGCCCAGAGGATCTGGGAGTCCGAATGAGGGATCACATCATGTTCTACATCGCAGAAACCAACGCCAACGAATCCGTGAACAACGCTTCTTTGTGGAAGCCTGTGGATGCTAAAGACCTGAGCGCAGCAAAGCGCGCTGCAAGCAATGCCCGTATGTTTCAACGCACGGCAGCATGGGTCGGTCGTCAAAAGGCTGACGGCTCTTTCTATGCAGTAGCAGTGAAGCGCTGCGACGCGATCAGCGGCAAGTCCAAGCCATGGACTGATCTGTAATAGCCCCAGCCCTTGCCGCGTGACAGGCGGCAATGACGGGAGTTATTCCGAGCGGCCCGGCGTATCCGGGAGTCCTTGCGCCCCACTTGTGGGGTTACACATCAACCCAAGGAGATTCATCATGTCGCGCTATCAAGAAATCAAGGAAATCGTCGTAGCTGAGTTCGCTAAAGCAGGCTTGAAGCCAACTGAGTACGGCGTGCAGCAAGCAACTGAAGAATGCGTGCATTTCGAAGATGAACAGGGTCGTGACCCTGTTGATCAGATGCACTACATCATCAATCAAGCTATTCCCGACGGAGAGCGTGAGGGCTGGGTCGAATGACAGACAAAGCAGAAGTAGTAATCACAGTGCCCCGCGCCAAAAAAGGCGCGTGGGTAGCGGCCAGCCGCGCCCAAGGCCGCAAGCTCACAGACTGGCTTATTGAGCGCATCGACGCGCCAGAGCTGCAGCAAGACGCCGGGGACTTTGACGGGTTTACGCTAAATGTGGGGGTGTTTTACCCTTTTGAGCGCTACGTGCTGGCCCTGCCTGACGCTGACGCCCGGGAGCTTTTCCAGCGCCTGCGTGCGCTGGACGCACGGCAGGAGGATGCCGTGGCGGCTATCAAGATCGCGCGCAGCTATCTTGAAAAGCGCTGCTGCATAGCTGACGGCATAGCAGACGGGGACCTTTTCCACGACATCAATGCAGACGCGCTGCACTACTACGGCGCCTGCCCTGAGCTGACGCACTTTGATCTGCTGGAGGCTTGCGCGCAATGAGACAGCCTGCGTCTGATGAAATACGTGCTGGCCGTGAAGCGGCTGGACTGACGCAGTCCGCTGCAGCGGCACTTGTGCACGCCAATCTGCGCAGCTGGCAGAAGTGGGAAGCTGGCGAACGGGCTATGCACCCCGCTTTTTGGGAGCTTTTTTTGATCAAGAGCGGGCAGCAGCGCTCAATGCAATAAATCCACATCCTCTCCCGCAGTGCAGGGTGCTGCGGTTGAGGAAACTGGCCACGATTACCACGTTACCGCCGAGCCGGTGGACGTGACCGCTGTATGACCGCACTGCGGGGCTTCGTCATTTCCAGCAAATACCGGCGCTTACTTCAGTGCCTGCGGCTGGGGTTCATCCACGCTTGCCAAGCGGTATGTGTCAAACCGGCAAACCTCGTCACCCATGAAAGCGTTGATCACGCCCGACAGGTGCGCCTGCAGGGGCTGGATCTCATTGCGGGCAAACACACGGGCGGCGTTGACCACGTTGCCAAAAGCCGCGCCGCTGGCGGGGACCACGCCGATCAGCTCAGGGGGCACGCGGTGGGCAGCCAGCTGGTCATCACGGCTGACGTTCTTGATGTTGAGGAACTCGTCTTTGGCTGTGGCCTCCCCGATGGGGATCAGCTTGATGCCATCCTTTTGCCCGTTGGGGCTGTGAAAAAAAAGGTTGCGGAAGTTGCCGATACCCTTGGCGCTTTTGAGTGCGGTGCGCAGGCCGTCCACGTCTTGCTGGTTGGGGGTGGGGTCGGTCAAATACAAAATAAAGCCCGCGTGGCTCCCGTTCGTGTAGTAGCGGCGGCGGAACAGCGTGGCGCTCTCATTGAGCAGGCTGGACTGCAGGCTGGCCAGGTACTGGGGCACGCCGTAGATCTCCTGGTCCACATCCGGCTCCATGATGTGGCAGACGCTGCCAGGCCGGAACTCATGCACCTCATTCCAGCGGGGCATGAAGCCAAAGCGCTGCAGATCCTTGTGGCGGCGCGTGTACTTGGCCATGCTGTGCTTGAGCGGCATGGTCTCCCCCAGCCGGTTGCGTGGCCGCTCCAGGTAGGCATTGCCAAACACCAGATACTCTTTGATCACCTTCACCATGGTCAGCCCATCCAGCAGCCGGTGGGGCTTGAACGTGCTGACCAGCACCTTGGCCTTGAAGTCGATAGCGCTGGCGTGGTGCACCCCAGCGCGCAGCATGCGCGAGAGGCCGTCCACGCTCACCGGCATTTCATACCACTCGCCATTGATCAGGTTGCACTCGAACAGGTCGAAAATCTCGCGCCGGTCAAGCACCGCCTCCGGCTCTCCAAAGGTAAAGGCTTCCATTGCTTGAGGCTGGTCTACGGTGGCCATGTCAGTCATTTAGCAAATCTCCAAAGTCACGCCGCTGCTTTGCGTGATGCCGCCGTGTGCGGCAGCCTCCAGCGGCTCGTTGTCTAAAGCATTCATGCAGGCCCAGGCCAAGTCGGCGTGGCCGGTCTCTTCGCTGCGGCCGCTGGCGTAAGTCACGCTGCGGCCTGATGCGGTCATCTCGCGCTTGATGGCCATAAAGCTGCGCTGCAGATCCACGTCCCCCGCGTCAAACTCCAGTCGCCCTGCACGGATCACGCTCTGGGCTTTGAGCACCAGGCGCGTCTTCACATCAACGCTGTACTGCAGGGCACGCGCGCCGGGGAAGAACTTCTGCACGATCTGGAACACGCCCTGCCCCAGGCCGGTGGTGTCGATCGTGATGTGCTCCACGTTGTACTTGAGGGTCAGCTTGCGGATGGCCTCCGCCTGCCCTTCAAAGTCCGCGCCTTTGAACTGCATGCGCTCGAGCACGCGAAACTTGCCGCCAGCTTTGTCTGGCGGTGCCAACACCACCAACCCGGCTGCGTCACCCGTGTGGCTGGGGTCATAGCCAATCCACACCCGCTTGTACGCAAATGGGCGCAGGGCAAAGGGCTTCCAATCCTTCCACGCGTCCCAGCTGTCAACATGGCAGCGCATCAGCTCGGTCAGCGGGAATACGGCAAAGCTCTCGTCCACAAACCCGCACATCAGCAGGTTGTCCCATTCCTCGTCGCTGTACTCAAAGCGCAGCTCATCCAGGTCGAACAAATCGCACCCGCCAGCAGCAGCATCCAGAACCGTGACAATCTGGCGCCAGATCTTGTCTTCCCCCGTAAAGCCACCGGCCAGCCGGTCGTGGCTCAGATCCAGCTCAATGCGGTTTTCCTTGCTGCGCCTGCGGTTGATGCGGTTACCAGACCAGAAGGCATATGCCTGGTGCTGCAGGCTCGATGGCGTACTGAAGTACGTCTTGCGCCATTTCTTGTGCATGGCCATGCCGCTGGCCACCTTGTTGAGCTGGTCAAAAGACTGGGTCCAGAAGAACTCGTCAAAGTAGAAATTGCCGTGGTAGCCCTGGGCTGTGCGTGCATTGGTGCCCAGAAAGTACAGCGTGGCCCCGTTGGGCAGCACGATGGGGTCGCCCTTGAGCTCCACGCCCAGCACCTCTTTCACAAAGGCAATGATGTAGCCCCTGAAGATATGCGCCTGCGCCTTGCTGGCAGACAGAAAGATCTGGTTGCGCCCGGTCTCCAGCGCATCAATCAAGGCCTCGCGGGCAAAGTACCAGGTAGCACCAATCTGGCGGCTCTTGAGAATGGCCCGCGTGCGCTGCTGGCTGTTTTGCCACCAGGTCAGCTGGTACTTGAACAGGCTGTCAATGAATGCGGACTTGAGTTTTTCCAGCCCTTCCTCACCGCCCAGCTGGCCGCTGCGGTCAGGCTGGCGCTTGGGGCCAGCGTTGCGGGCGTTGATGTTGGGGTTCAGGTCACTCTCTTTGCCCGTCTGGCTGTACTTGTGCACACGGGCCAGGCGCTCGATCTGGCGGCCCAGCAGGTCAATCTCCTTGAAGTCCCTGCCGGTCTTGTTTTCCTTGTTGATCAAGGTGCACAGCCGCATCTCCAGTGTGCCCTCTACCCGGTCAATCGGTTTGGCCTTGTCCCAGGCATCTGCGGCTTTCCACTCATGCACCGTGGTGCGGGGCACATCGATGTGCTCGGCAATGTGCGTCACACGCCAGCCCATCCAGTACAGCGCCCGAGCCTTGCGGCGCTTGTCCTGGCTGGTGTCAGTCAAGGCGCGCAGCACGTCCAGCTCAGCCGCTTCAGGGGCGGCAGCTTCGGCATCAGGAAACGGAAAAGGGTTGTGCTGGCCTTGGCGCAAACGCGTTTTTCGGCTTTCAGTGGCAGGCATACCCGCCAGTTTGGGTGTGCATTCGCGCGCGTGCACCTGCGCGTTTATGTAGCAAGCATCGCTACAGCGCAAAGCGTTTGCCGCCTGCAGGGGGTCGGCCAGACCATAGAGGCTACCGCTGCAAAGCATCCCTGCAACCAACCCACTGAACGCCCATGTCTCAAAAGTCCAAATGGTTCCGCGTGGCCACTGAAGGTGCCACCACTGACGGCCGCAGCATCCAGCGCAGCTGGATTGAGCAGATGGCCAAGAACTTCAACCCCGCGAAGTACGGCGCACGCGTCTGGATCGAGCACATGCGCGGCCTGCTGCCTGACAGTGCATTTGCCGCCCAGGGCGATGTGCTGGCTGTCAAGGCCGAGCAGGTAGAAGACGGCAAGCTCGCCCTGTTTGCGCAGATCAAGCCCTTGGAAAGCCTGATCGCCATGAACAAGGCTGGCCAGAAGCTCTACACCTCCATTGAAGTGGACCCCAACTTTGCCGACACCGGTGAAGCCTACCTGGTCGGCCTGGCCGTCACCGACAGCCCCGCCAGTCTGGGCACTGAGCTACTCACCTTTGCCCAGCAAAACCCAGAGGCCAACCCGCTGGCAGGCCGTAAGACCAGCAAAGACACACTGTTCAGCGCTGCCACCGAATTCACGCTGGAGCTGGAAGCCGAACAGCCTGAAGTGGTTGCAGGCCCGCTGGCCACCGCTTTGGAAAAGTTCACCACCGTCATGACCAAGCTCATGGGTGGCGACAAGCCTGCTCCCACCGTGCAGCAGCACAGCACCCAGGCACCTGATGTGGCTGCCGCCCTGACTGCCATGCAAGACATGGCCCAAGCCTTTAGCGCCCAACAGGCCAAGGACGCCGCTGCGCTGGCTGAGCTGCACACCAAGTTCACCAAGCTGGAGGCCGAGCACAAAGACCTGGTCACCAAGCTCAGCCAGCAGCCGCAAGACCCGCAACGCCCTGCTGCCACGGGCGGCAATGGTTACGAGCAGGCCGAGTTCTGAAGCACTGGCCTTTATCCATACGCACCCACTCAAGGAAACCTCATGCGCAACGAAACTCGCAAGCTGTTCAACGGCTACCTGGGCACCCAGGCCAAGCTCAATGGCGTGGATGACGCCACCACGCAATTCAACGTGCAGCCATCTGTCCAGCAAAAGCTGGAGACCAAGCTGCAAGAGTCCAGCGCCTTCCTCTCCAAGATCAACATCATTGGTGTGGACGAGCTCAAGGGCGAAAAAATTGGCCTGAGCATCGCCCGCCCCATTGCCAGCCGCACCGACACCAGCAGCAACGGCACCCGCAAGACCGTGGACCCCACCACACTGGGCAAAGAGGGCTACGAGTGCGTGCAAGTCAACTACGACACGCACATTCGCTATGCCAAGCTGGACGCCTGGGCCAAGTTCAAGGACTTCCAGACCCGCATCAGCGGTGCCATCGTGGAGCGCTGTGCGCTGGACCGCATCATGATTGGCTTTAACGGCACCAGCGCAGCTGCCGACACCAACATCACCACTAACCCCCTGCTGCAAGATGTGGCTAAGGGCTGGCTGCAACACATCCGTGAAAACGCAGAAGAGCGCGTGCTCGATGGTGCTACTTACGGTCATGCAGATGCTGACTACAAGTCGCTGGATGGTCTGGTCTTTGACGCCATCCAGCTGCTGGACACCGTGCACCGTGATGACCCTGACCTGGTCGTCATCGTCGGCCGCGACTTGATGAACGACAAGCTGTTCCCGCTGGTGGACGGCCAAGAAGCCCCCACCGAAAAGCTGGCTGCAGACATTGTGGTGAGCCAGCGCCGCCTGGGCGGACTGCCTGCCGTGATGGCACCTTACTTCCCTGCTGGGACGGTGCTCATCACCTCGCTGGACAACCTCTCCATCTACTACCAGAACGGCGGACGCCGCCGCCACGTCAAAGACGTGCCCGAGCGTGACCGTGTGGAGACCTATGAGTCCTCCAACGACGCGTGGGTAGTTGAGGACTTCGGCAAAGTCGCTCTGGTGGAAGGCATCACCGAATACCAGTCCGAAGCTGAAGCACCTGCCCAAGGCGGCTAACCGTTGTCTCCGGTCGCAAGACCTTGAGCCGCTGACGCTGCCATCGCGCAGCGGCTCTTTTTTCCTCACCCAGACTGACCCAACGCCATGCCACTTTCCCCTGTCCAACGCCATCTCGCCCGCATCCTTGCCAAGCAAGAAGCCGAGCGCGCAGCAGCTGCCGATCCATTTGGCGGCACCGCCCAGGGCAGCCAGCATGAGCTGGTACTGGCCCAGCTGCATGCGCACATGCGCCTGCTCAAAGACATTCAGTCCACCGAGAAAAAGGTGGAAGCCAAGCGCAAGCTGCTGCCCGAGTACATGGACTACCTGGACGGCGTGCTGGAGGCAGACGCTGGCGTGCAAGACCCCGTCGTCACCACATTGCTGGTGTGGATGCTGGACGTGGGCGACTGGCAGCCAGCGCTGGACGTGGCCGCTTACTGCGTGCGCCATGGCCTGCAACTGCCAGACCGCTTCAACCGCAACCTGCCCACCCTGCTGCTGGACGAAATCAGCGAAGCCGCCATCAAAGGCCAGCTGACCGGCGTGAACGCCCTGGCCGTGCTGGCCAAGGTGGACGAGCTGACCCATGGGCTTGATGCCCACGACCAGGCACGCGCCAAGCTGCACAAAGCCATCGGCTGGGCCGCCATGGGCAAGACCGGCACCAAGGATTTGAGTGCCGACGAAATCAAACAACTGGAGCTGGACAAGGTGCACATCGCCCACCGGCACCTGCAACGCGCCATGGCCTTGAACGACAAGGCAGGCGTGAAAAAAGACGTGGAGCGACTGGAGCGCCGTTTGAAAGAGCTGCAGCCAGACGCACCCAACTGAGCGTACCCCGCACCCGGGCGGCTCAAGTGTTGCGGCTGCCAGCTGATCGCTGCGCACATACCAACGCACCTGACCACCGCCCCCTAACAACCTCAATCCGTCGCCATGAACAACAGCTTTGTCATCACTGCAGACCCACCAGACAGCGAGCAAGAGCCTCTTGTTGTCAATGACGGCTGGTTCCCTGATATGGACCCCGCCGCTGTGCGTGCTGCCTGCATGCTCGATGGCACGGTGACGGCTGATCGCCTAAAGCCAGCGCTGCAAAACGCCATGCTCTCTGTGAATGCCGAGCTGCAGCCGTGGGCCGATGAACAGCGCGTGCGCTGGGGTTATGCATGCCTTGCTGATGTGCCTGCACCGCAAGCAGGTAGCGAAAGCGCCAAGGTATTGCACTACCGCCGCGCAGTGCATGCCTGCCTGCAGGCCGACTTGCTCACCGTGTACCGCGGCGGGGCAACCATCAACACCGGCAACAAGCTGGACCGCAGCAATGACGACACCTATGCCCAGGCCTGCGAGTACCGCCGCATGCAGCGCTGGGCCATCTCGGACGTGCTAGGCCAAGCCCGCTGCACGGTGGAGTTGATCTGACCATGGCCACGCAGATCCGCGCCCACCAAGGCGAAACCGTAGACGCCCTGTGCTGGCGCTACTACGGTCGCACACAGGGTGCTGTGGAAGCCGTACTGCTGGCAAACCCCGGCTTGGCGAGCCACGGCCTGCTGCTGCCCCAGGGGCTGCTGGTACTGATGCCAGAGCTGCCGGCGCCTACCCCAAAACCCATGACCACGCTTTGGGACTGACACATGAGCAAACAAGAACTTGCACACACCGCTGTGATGGAGGCAGCCAAAGGAACGCCCCCCGTCATCGTTGCCACCACCGCCAAGGCCCAAAGCTGGACGGGGGCCGACATCGTCACCGCCCTGACCATCGTGTACCTCGTGCTGCAGATCCTGTGGCTGCTGTGGAAGTGGTGGAAGTCCGTCAAATCCGGGGGCGTGCAGGGATGATCAAAAAACACTTCCCCCACCTTGGCGGCAGCCTGATTCTGGCCAGCGCTGCCCTGCTGGGCTTTCTCGGTCAGTGGGAAGGCGCTGAGCAGCACGTGGTCTATGCCGACAAGCTCGCCGGTGGCCTGCCCACCGTGTGCAAGGGGCTGACCCGCCATGTCACCACCACGCCCATCATCGTGGGGGAGCGCTGGAGCGCTGAGAAGTGCGCCCGTGAAGAAGCCGCCGCCCTGCAGCGCGTGCAGACTGCGCTGGCCCAGTGCTTCAAGCGGCTGCCGCCCCAGTACGTGTTTGATGCAGCCAGCAGCCACGCCTGGAATTTTGGGCACCCCAGCACCTGCTCCAGCCTGGCCATGCAGGCATTCAACCGGGGTGACTGGGAAACCGGCTGCCGCCGCCTGAGCATGTCTGACGCTGGCCGCCCCGTCTGGAGCTTTACCAGTCGCATAGACCCAAAGACCGGTGCCAAGGTCTACACCTTCATTCAAGGCCTGGCCAACCGCCGCCAGGCTGAAACCAGCTTTTGCCGCAAAGGGGTAACTGCATGAAAGACGTGATTGCAGACGCGCTGCTCTACACCATCATCATCGTGCTGGCCGCCACCGCTGGCATGCAATACCAGGCGCACCGCCATGCCCAGGCAGACAAGGCCGAGCTGCAGGATCTGCAGCGCCGCGCCGCCGCCAATGCCGCCTGGCTGCGTGGTGAGCGCAAGGCCAGCGAAGAGCGCCTGAACCAGCACATCGCAAAGCTCTACACACAGCTCTCTCAAGACCAAGGAAAAGCCAATGAAGACCACCAAGCTCATGCCGCTGGCCTGCGTGCTGGCACTGTCAGCGTGCGCGTCCCCATCGTGCCCACCAGCTGCCCCAGCCGCAGCGTACGAACCACCAGCGGTGCCGCCCCTGCAGCTGAAAAAACGTACGCCCAACTTGACCCAACGGCAGCAGCAGATCTTGCAGTCATCCCCCACGAAGGAGACGCCGCAATCCGGGAGCTGAACCTGTGCATTGACCAGTACCAAGAAGTCAGCAACCGGCTGGAGCAATGGCGCCAAACCCTCACCCAATTGGAAGCAGGCCATGCGCAAACCCCCTGAGCTGCGTAAGTACTTGGAAAGCGCCTTGCCCAAGGCCAAGGTCAACCCGCAAAACTTCAAAATGTTTGTGGCTGGTGGTCAGCTGCACACCACGGGCACTGACAAGCTGGCTTGGATGTACAGCTACACCCTGCAGCTGCAGTTTCTGGACTGGAAAGATCACCCTGATGTAGTGGTGGCCCCGCTGCTGATCTGGTTGCGCCAGCACCAGTTTGATGTGGTGGACAACAAAGACAAAAAAGGCGTGCGCTTTAACGCCGAGTACTTGGACGCCAAGTGCATGGATCTGATCATTGACGTGGACTTGACTGAGCGCGTCATCGGCAGGCCGCACGCCACCCAGCCCGGTGCGCTGGAGTTGCACCACCTGGACGACAGCCCGCCCCTGCACATCCCCACGCAAGAGCGCTGGGAGCTGTACATCGAGGGGGAAAAAGTGGCCGAGTGGGACTACCAGCCCAATGACCCCACCGACCCTGCCGAGCGCAAGAAAAAGCCATAACCTGCTGAACACCGATGCCCGACTTGCAGCGCCTTGAAAACTGGCTGGGCCCACTGCTGCGGCAGCTCAGCCCCGTGCAGCAGCGTGCACTGGCGCGCCAGCTGGCCCAGCGTGTACGCAAAGCCAACCAGCAAACCATGGCTGCCCAGCAGTCACCAGATGGTGATGCGTGGGAGCCGCGAAAACACCGCAGCCGAGACCGCGCAGGCAAGTTGCGCCAAGGCCCCATGTTCCGAAAGTTGCGCAGCAGCAGGCACATGAAAGCCCAAGGCTTGACCAATGAGGCTGTGATCCAGTTTGTGGGTCGCGCTGCCCGCATTGCCCGCGTGCACCACTACGGCCTGCGTGACTTGGTGGCCCCTGGTGGCGCGCAGTATGACTACCCCGCACGCCCCTTGATTGGCGTGCCCGATGCGCTGGCTGATGAGCTGGTAGATCTGGTGCTGCAGCAGCTCACCGCATAGCGCTAAAACCACCGCTTGCTGTAGCACTGCCCGCTACATGCGCGCGCGCTGGCGCACGCGAGGGGCAATCGGCAACATGCTGCACATGTCTGCTGCCGCCCCTGACCACAGCCCGCTTGAGCTGTACCGCCTCATTGCTAACATGATCCGCACAGGACGTGTGGAGCAAGTGCGCGTGGGCAGTGCAGGCAACCCAGCAGCCTGCCGCGTGCGCACGGGTGACTTGCTCACCACATGGGTGCCATGGATGGCTCTGGCCGCTGGCGGCAACGACCAAACCCGCCATTGGCGCACCCCTGCAAAGAATGAACCCTGCCTGCTGTTCGCCCCTTGCGGCGACTTGGCCCAGGCCGTGGCCCTGCCCGGCATCTACAGCAGCGACATGCCCCAAGGCGCAGCCGATGAAGACGTGGAGCGCCATGACTTTTCCAGCACCGACTATTGGGAGCACCGCCGAAGCGCTGGCACGCTGGTGTTCAACATTGCCAACGCCGTCACGCTGAATGTGGGCAACTCGCAGTTGCACATCACCCCCAGTGGCACCACGCTGACCACTCCAGACCACACGGTGGACAGTCCCCAAAGCACCTTCACCGGCAAAGTGACAGTGCAAGGCCTGCTCACCTACCAATCTGGCATTTCCGGCTCTGCTGGCAGCGGTGGTGGCAGCAACTCCATTTCCGGTGGTTTTGCGGTGGAAGGTGGCAACCTCACCCACAACGGCAAAAACATTGGCAGCACCCACACCCACCCCGGTGACAGCGGTGGCAACACAGGAGCGCCCAACTAATGGACCGCACAACTGGCCGCCGCATCACAGGCGTGGAGCACTTGAAGCAATCCATTGCCGACATCCTGACAACACCTTTGGGATCAAGGCTGGAGCGCCGCACCTATGGCAGCTTGCTGCCTGAGTTGATCGACCAGCCCAGCAATGCCCGCACCCGCTTGCGCTGCTACGCCGCTGTGGCAAGTGCACTCATGAACTGGGAGCCGCGCCTGCGTGTCACCCGCGTGGGTATGCAACTGGGCGAACAACCCGGGCAAGCGGTCATCACGCTCGATGGTGACTACCTGGGTAACCCATTGAGCCTCACCGTACCCTTGCGAGGTGCTGCATGAGCATGATTGATCTCAGCAAACTGCCAGCGCCAGATGTCGTCAAGCCACTGGACTTCGAGGTCGAGCTTGCGCGTCTGAAATCGCTCGTGCTGCGTGATCTGCCGGATCTGAGCGAAACGCTGGATCTGGAATCAGAGCCAGTTACAAAGCTGCTGCAGCTGATGGCGTACGAAATCGTGGCCATGCAGGCTCGCATTAACGACGCGGCCAAGGCGGCCATGCTGGCCTATGCAACAGATACCGATTTAGACCATAAGGCGGCAGACTTGGGCGTAGAACGCTTGGAAGGCGAAAACAACGAGCGCCTGCGCCGCCGGGCTCAGATGGCCTTGGAAGGCATCAGCGTTGCGGGCCCCGAAGGTGCTTATAAATTCCATGCCATGAGCAGCCACCCGCACGTCAAAGACGCTGGGGTGGATAGCCCATCCCCCGGCGTGGTGCGCGTCACGGTGCTCTCAAGCGAAGGCGATGGCACGCCCACGCCAGAGCTGCTGGCCGCTGTGGCCCAGGCTCTGAATGCGCAAGACGTGCGCCCACTGACGGACACCGTCATCACCCAGGCCGCACAAGTGCTGACCTATCCCGTGCGCGCCACGCTGGTGACTTACCCTGGCCCTGCTGCGTCATCCGTGCTGCAGGCCGCCCGTGCAGCACTGCAGGCCTACGTGCAAGAGCGCCAGCAGCTTGGCCACGACATTACGCGTAGCGCCATCTTTGCCTGTTTGCACCAGCCCGGTGTGCAAAACGTGCAGCTGCATGCGCCTGCGCAAGACTTGATAGTGCAACCACACCAATCGCCGCACTGCATCTCGATTGAGCTGAGCTTAGGGGGTGAAGATGTCTAACCACATCCTGCCGCCCAATGCCACAAAGCTGGAGCGTGCACTGGCCGCAGCGGCCAGCATGCAGCACACGCCAGAAGTCATCAAAACGCTGGCTGATTCACAGCGCTGTCCGGTCGAGTTTTTGCCCTGGCTTGCTTGGGCAATGAGCGTGGACGAATGGCAAGACGACTGGCCTGAAGCGCGCAAACGCGCCGCCGTGCGCTCGGCCGTAGAGCTGCACCGCAAGAAGGGCACGCCGTGGGCCGTGCTGCGTGCGCTGGCTGTGCATGGCTTTGATGACTGCGAAATCATTGAATACGCCCAGTTTCTGCAAGACTGGCAAGCCAGTGGCGGCAAGTACTTGGACGGCAGCTGGCAGCTCAATGGCCAGGCGCTCGGCCCAAATGTGCCAGGTGCACGTGACGTGGTGCGCAGTGCAGCCTTGAACCACTGGGCGCAATACGCCATCCGCGTCAACAGTGCAGACGTACCGTGGAACCGTGCCCAGCAGCAGCGCTTGGTGGCCGTGGCAAGGCGCTATGCACCGGCACGCTCGCACCTGGTGGCTTTGATTGATATTTTGCGTGCCAGCTTTGTGGCTACCCCCCACTTGGGTGCATCGCGCCAACGGCTCAAGCTGCGCTTTGCTGGCTGCACGCGCATCAGTGCCACAGGCCACCAGCACTTAGATGGCTGCTGGATGCTGGATGCCGACAAGCACACCCCCACCCTCAATGGCAGCTGGCAGCTCATTGGTCAGCCCATGCGCAGCACCTACAGCAATGGCGTGCAGCTGAGCAGCGGCAATTTGCAATTCAAGCCGCGCGTGCGCCTGCGCTTGGCTGCCCAAGCCACGGCTGGTGAACGCCAATTTGCGCCGCGCCGCTTGGGCTGGACACCGCCGCAGCTGGACGGCAGCTGGCGCCTGAACGCAGCCCCGCGGCTGGACGGCAGCCGCCGCCTGAACAAGCTCATGCAGCTGGGCACTGGCCGCCTGGAGCAGGTTGGCGGACACACCCACCACCTGGACGGCAGCTGGACGCTAGGCAGCCTGGGTGCTGAGACCCGTCACATCTGGGCGCATGGCCGCATCACCGTGCGCCGCGCCAATGGCCATATCACTACGGAAGCCCTATGAGCCTGCAACAAGTCCCCGCCTCTCATGCCTACCGCCGCTTGGTGGCTGCAGCTGCAGCCAATGGCACGGTCATCAGCCCACTGGCCACCATGGTGTTTAGCGACCGCGACACCCCTTACCGGCCTGAAACAGACACCACAGCCACCGCCACGGCGGGTGAGATTGCGCGTGTGGCCATTACCCGCACTGTCAATGGCACCGCTGTGCTGGCTGTGGGCGTGCTGCAAGGTGCAGCCACTGCGGGGCGCACCGTGCGCAGCGTGGCTGTGCTCACGGGCAATGGGGTACTTGTGGGCCGCCGTGTCATTGCGCCCAAAGAGCTGGAGCCTGAGGCACAGATTGAAGTGGAAATCGCCTTCGAGTATTGATTGAGGAGCCAACCAAATGCCCATTACCCCATCTGCCAATCCGCAGTTCAGCAACCAGCTCGATGAGCTGACCACCTCCAGCGTGGCCCATCCGGACACCTGGAACCCCACGCACCGTAAGCTGCTGGAAAACGATGCCTATCTGAAAAAGCAGCAAGACAGCCAGGGCACCGAGATCCAGCAAGCCCGTGGCTCCAAGCAGACATTGAAAGAGCGCATTGACGGCTTGGAATCCAGTGTCGCTGGCCAAAGCGAAGATGCAGACAACATGAAAACACTAGCCATGCTGCAAGCGCTGGCCGGTGTCAGCATGGCTCAGCATGAGATGAAAAATCTCAAGCAAGCAGCCATGCAGCAAGGTGAGTTCGTCGTGGCCAATCGTGGGGTGGTGTCGGGCTGTGAAGCCAGCAAGTCCACTACCGCCACGCGCAATCTGAACTTCACCGCAGGCGTGTGCTTTGCACGCGGTCGCCGCTATGCCGTGGCGGGCACCACCAACGCGGCAAGCGTACCCAGCAACCCTACAGCCTGGGCTGCCACGGTGTACGTCTATCTGTTCTTGCACAGCTCCGGTGAATGGCGCCCAGCCGTTACACCCATTGGCAGTGCAGTGCCTGATGGTGCCATCACGCTCTACCAGATCACCATCCCTGCAGGCAGCACAGACGCCACAGATCCGCAGTTGGCCAGCGTCACCCTCACCAGTGTGCGCCGCATCGAAGCGCAGTTACCGCTGCTGCTGGACAGCCCGCCCACGCATGCTGTGGCCATCAACGTGCTCAACAAGTCCGACTACCAGCTGCGCTTTGATGTAGTTGCTGCAGATGGCGCACCTTGCGACAGCCGCGCCGTAGTGGTTGCCAGCCGTGCCACCAACGGTTTCACCGTGCAGCTACACACCGCCGCTGACAACGTGCAAGTGCGCTGGACCTTGTCCCGCCTGAGCCAATAACCCCAGCTGAACACCCAGGAGAAAACAACCATGGCACGCATTGAACTCAAGCAACCCGGCCAACCCGTGGCTGACTTTGCCGTCGACGGCGCACAAATCACCATTGCAGGTGTGTTGGTGGACTGCGAAGCCCTTCAGCAGGACACCACAGAAATCGTGGAGGTGCGCCAGTCCAGCGCTGGCGTGCATATTGGTGGTGATGGTGCCTACCTCGCACAAATCGAAATTCCAGCGCGCACCTATGCGAATGTGCCTGCCGCCTCAGGTGATGACCAAGCGCAACCCGAAAGCCTTGCGCAACCGCTGGACGCCAACGCCATCTTGGTCACCTTGTGGCCAGCCGCCTAAATCGCACAACCTACTTTCAGGAGTAACCCAACATGCCAACCATCTTTGTCAAAGACGAAATGCGTGCAGCCGTTGAAGCGGCCAGCGGCGGTCGCCAAACGGTGCTGTACACACAAACTGGCCAGCCCAGCATCATGAATGTGATTCCAGCTTTCAATCTGGAAGACATTGATGCTTCACTGGGCACGGGCGTGCACCCCGCATTCATCGTGGGCGGCGTGCAGAAGTCGGAAATCTTTATTGGCACATACCAAGGCATCATCAAAAACGGTGAGCTGCTGTCCTTGCCTGGCGTAGACCCAACCACATCGCGCAACCATGACCAGTTTGTGACTGCAGCCCGCGCAGCTGGCCCAGGCTGGCACTGCATCACCAATGCGGAATGGTCTGCCATTGCGCTGTGGTGCCACAAAAACGGCTCCATGCCGCGCGGAAACAGCAACTATGGCCGCAGCAGTGATGCCACTTACGAAGTCGCGCGTCGTGCGGACGGCGGCACACCTGGAGTGACCACGGGAACGCCGCGCACACTGACAGGATCTGGCCCAGCAAGCTGGCGCCATGACAACAGCCCCAATGGCATTGCAGACCTGTGCGGCAACATTTGGGAGTGGACGCCTGGCCTGCGCTTGGTGGACGGTGAAATCCAAATCATCCCCAACAACGATGCAGCGCTCAGCAGCACTGATCTGAGCAAGGCTTCGACAGCTTGGCGTGCTATCCGCGCATCTGATGGCGCACTGGTGGCTCCTGGCACAGCAGGTACGCTGAAGTTTGACTCCACCGTGGGCGGCGCTGTCGCAAACGGTCAGCCGATCTTGTCCAACGAAGTCACGAATCGCAATGGCGACCCCGGCGATGACAGCAATGCCACCGGCTCTGCTGCACGCGAATTTCAGACTTTGGTTACCAAAGAAGGCATCACAGCGCCTGCAATTGCCAAGGCTTTGGGTCTCTTCCCGATCAGCGATTCGCTCGGTGGAGACCGGCTGTACTTGCGCAACTACGGCGAGCGTCTGCCGATTCGCGGCGGGTATTGGGCCAGCGGGGCGAGCGCGGGCGTGTTCGCGCTCGGCCTCACCGGCCCCCGCTCCTACGCGTACAGCGACATCGGCTCTCGTCCCGCTTTTGTAATCTGACACCCTGCAGCGTGTCATCTGCTGGGGTGGGCGGTAGCCCACCCCTTCTCCCTCCAAGGAAAGAACATCATGGATTTGACCCCTTTGCTTCACGCAGCCATCACACTCGCCGCGCAGGCGGTGGTCGGGCTGCTGACGGGCGACTGGCTGGCCGGTGGTGTGCTGGCGTGTTTTTGGTGGTTTGGGCGCGAGCATGCGCAGGCTGAATACCGCTGGATCAGCGCCGTAGGCACTGGTCAGCGCGCGTCTATGCCGTGGTGGGGTGGGTTTGATCCGCGTGCGTGGAACTTTCCCAGCGTGCTTGATTGGCTGATGCCTATGGTGGCGGTAGCTGGCGCTTGGGCCTTGCGCCATGACATTGCTGCACTGCCGTGGCAGCAGGTGGGGTGGGGCTTGTTTGCGCTGCTGGCGCTGCTGCAACTGCTGGATGTGCTCAGCACGGTGCACGTCCTCAAGCGCGGCGGGCAAGAGCTAAACCCCGTGATGCGCAAAGCGATGGACAAGCTGGGCATGCTGCCTGCGCTGCTCATCACCAAAGCCGCATTCTTGGGGGTGGTGGCTGCTGGCATTCAATATGCAGGCCTGCCGATGCAGTGGCAGCTGTTGTTTTTGATTGGTGTGTCAGTGTTTTACGTGGGTATCGTTGTTCACAACGCTGGGAGCGTGAAGCTTGACTGAGCCTGTGGTGAAAAATGACTTGCTGATCCGCCAAAAGTGCGAAGCCATGATCGCTTACGGCCATGCGGCGGTTCGGCACTTCCCGAAGATGGAGCGGCATGTGCTCGGCGCAGAAATTCGCGCAACGATGTGGGCAGTGCTGCGGCTGATTGTGGTCTGCAACAAGCGATATCACAAGAAGACCACGCTACAAGACTTGGATGCAGAGATTGATCTGCTGCGCTCGCAAATCAGAGTGGCCAAGTCGATGGGCTATCTGGACTTCAAGAAGTACGAGCACTGGTCAAAGCTCAACGATGAGCTGGGGCGCATGCTTGGCGGCTGGATCAAAGCAATTGCCGGTGACGGCAATGGGGGTGCGCGTTAAAAAAGCGTCTGCCGATTCGCGGCGGGAATTGGAACAACGGGGCGAGCGCGCGCGTGTTTGCGCTCAACCTCGGCTACCCCCGCTCCTACGCGAGCAGCGCCCTCGGCTCTCGTCCCGCTCTTGGGGAAAGTCAGAAGCGGTGCAGCTTACGGGCTCACCGACAGAACCCCCTCAAAAGGATGTGCACTCCCCAGTGGCGCATGTGCATCACTGGAAGATTAAACAGGTGGCCCGAGCAAGTAGCGCAAAAGCGCGAAAGTTCGCAGCCACCGCCCTTCGGGGTGTTAGTTTGGTATGGCAAAAACTTACAACAATCTGTTCGACAAAATTTACGATTTTGAGGCGCTATATAACGGCTACCTCAAGGCAAGAAAAGGCAAAAGAGATCGCAGGGAGGTGCAGCTTTTTGAATTGGATTTAGAGGGAAATCTGATTCAGCTCCAGAACGAGCTTATTTGGGGGATGTACAAAACCGGCGCTTACAGGCGCTTCATCATTAACGAACCCAAAGAGAGGCTGGTGGCAGCGCTGCCATTTAGAGACAGGGTTGTGCAACATGCGCTGGTGGCTGTCATTGAGCCGCTTTGGGAATGCAGGTTCATTCACGACAGCTATGCATGCCGCCCAGGTCGAGGTACACACAAAGGTGCAGACCGCGCACAGCAAATGCTGCAGGCCGTCAAGCGCAAGCACGGCCAAGTGTTTGTGCTCAAAGCAGATGTGGCCAAGTATTTCTACAGCATTGACCACGGCATCATCAAAAAGCTGGTGCGCAGGCGCGTGGCGTGCAAGAAAACGCTGCAGCTGATCGACAACATCATTGATTCAACAGCTGAAGACGGTGAGCTAAATCCAGTGGGTTTGCCGATTGGAAATCTCACATCGCAGCTTTTTGCCAACGTCTATCTCAATGAGCTGGACGAATACGTCAAGCACACGCTGCGTGAAAAATACTACATGCGGTATATGGATGACTTTTGTGTGATTCATCACGATAAAGATCATTTGCACAGAATCAGAAAAGATATTGAGGCGTTTTTATGGAATGAGCTGCGCCTGAAAACAAACGCCAAAACCCAGGTATTTCCGCTGGGTGACAAATACGGTCGCGCGCTGGATTTTTTGGGTTATCGAATTTGGACGACGCACCGCAAGCTGCGCAAAAGTTCAATATCCAGAATCTGCAAAAAGCTACGCAGCTTCCAGCGCAAGTACGCCGCAGGCAAAGTCACGATGCAGAAAGTGCGCGAGAGCATCAAGTCATGGGTGGCGCACGCAAGTCATGCGAACACATACCGGCTGCGCAAAAAGCTGCTGTGGAGCTTTGCTTTCAGGAAAGATTGATTTCTGCTGTAGCACTGCTCACTACATGCGCGCGCGCTGGCGTGCGTGAGAGGGAGTTGGCACCCTTGTGGGGTCGCCAACTTCACCACATCCAGCGCTATGTCTGATGCATACCACCACGGCGTTCGCGTGATTGAACTCACGAACGGCAGCCGCCCCATTCGCACCATCTCTACCGCCATCATTGGCCTGGTGGCCACCGCATCAGACGCTGATGCAACCGCTTTCCCCTATGACAAGCCCGTGCTGGTCACCAATGTGCGCGCAGCCATTGGCAAAGCCGGTGAGCTGGGCACCTTGGCAAAAAGCTTGCAAGCCATTTCTGACCAGTGCCAGCCCGTCATCGTGGTGGTGCGCGTGCCGGATGGCGTGGGTGAGACTGATGCGGAGAAAGCCGCAGACCTGACCAGCAACATCATTGGCACCACCAAGCCTGATGGCAGCTACAGCGGCATGAAAGCCCTGCTGTCTGCACCTGCGCTGCTGGGCGTCAAGCCCCGTATCCTGGGTGCGCCTGGTCTGTCCACACAGCCCGTGGCCACCGCTTTCCAAAGCTTGGGCCAGCAGCTGCGCGCCATGGCGTATTGCGGCACTTACAAGCAGACCGTGGAAGACGCGCTGCTGTACCGCGACAACTTCAACGCGCGTGAGCTGATGCTGATTCACGCCAACTTCACGCAGTGGGACACCGTGACCAACGCCACCGTGGACGCCTACACCGAAGCCTTTGCGCTGGGCCTGCGCGCCAAGATCGACATGGAGCAAGGCTGGCACAAGACCTTGTCCAACGTGGGCGTGAACGGCGTCACCGGCATCAACCCCGCCATCTATTGGGATCTGCAAAACCCAGCCACAGATGCAGGCCTGCTCAACGAAGCCGACATCACCACCCTGGTCCAGCGCGATGGCTTCCGTTTCTGGGGCAGCCGCACCTGCAGCGATGAACCCCTTTTCAGCTTTGAATCTGCCACCCGCACGGCCCACGTGCTGGCGGACAGCATTGCTGAGGCCCACATGTGGGCGGTGGACAAGCCTTTGCACCCCAGCCTGGTCAAAGACATCCTGGAAGGCATCAATGCCAAGTTCCGCGAGCTCAAAACCCGTGGCTACATCTTGGACGGCCAAGCCTGGTTTGATGAAGAGTTCAACCAGAAAGACTCTCTCAAAGAAGGTCGCCTGTTCATTGACTACGACTACACGCCCATCCCGCCTTTGGAAGACCTGACATTCCAGCAACGCATTACCGACCGCTACTTTGCTGACTTCGCTGGCCGCGTGGCCACAGGCGTCTAAGCGGCTGAACACTGAACAACAGGAGTACACAACATGGGAATGCCCAGCGTCCTCAAACACTTCGCCTGCTTTATTGATGGCACCAGCTACGTGGGTGAAGTGCAAGAAATCGTGCCCCCCAAACTCACTCGCAAGATGGAAGAGTTCCGCGCCGGTGGCATGCGCATGCCGGTGGACATTGACCACGGCAACGAAAAGCTGGAAGCCGAGCTCACCGCTGGCGGCTGGCTCAAAGAAGTGCTCAAGCAATACGGCAAGCAGACGGTGGACGGCGTGCCACTGCGCTTTGCAGGCGCTGCCCAGCGTGACGACACCGGCGAGTACATGGCAATTGAAATGCACATGCGTGGCCGCTGGTCTGAGATTGACCCCGGATCTGGCAAGTCTGGCGAGGCCAGCGAGTTCAAAGCCAAGATGAGCTTGAACTACTACCGCTTGGTGGTGGATGGCGAAGAAGTGCTGGAGATGGACGCCATCAACATGATCGAAAAAACCGGCGGCGTAGATCTGATGGAGAAGGTGCGCAGCATCTTGGGTATCTAAGCCCTGCCCCGTGGCTGGGCCAGATAGCGCCCAGCCAGCCCCTCTTTTGATAACGACAAGGAAAACCAACCATGGCTGGACAAGACAACAAAACAACCGCAAACGAAGACACAAAAACTATCGAGCTGGACGCCCCCTTCAAGCGCGGCGAGCAGCTGGTGGACAAAGTCACCGTGCGCCGCCCTAACGTGGGCGCACTGCGCGGCACCTCACTCACATCGCTGATGAGCATGGATGTGGATGCCATCCAAAAAGTCCTGCCCCGCTGCACTGAGCCTGCGCTGCAAAAGCACGAAATTGATGCCATGGACCCTGCTGACTTGGTGCAGCTGGGCACGGCGGTGATCAGTTTTTTGCTGACCAAGAAACTGCGCGCGGAACTCCCCGAAGCGTAGAAGACGCCATTGCAGACGTGGCCTTTCTCTTTCACTGGCCACTGTCTGAGCTGGAGGCCATGCCTCTATCTGAGCTGATGGCGTGGCGTGAACGTGCCATTGCCATACACAACAAAATCAACGCTGCTGAGTGAACCCCATGGCTGATAAGAATTTGCGTGTTTCCATCGTGCTGCAAGCGGCAGACAAAGCGCTGGGGCCGCTGAAGAAAATCAGCCAGGGCAGCAGCGAAACTGCGCAGACCTTGAAGGCTGCGCGGGACCAGCTCAAGCAACTGGAGCAAACCCAGCGGCAAATGACAGGCTTTCAGCGCGTCAGCGCGGAGCTGCGTAAAAACAACCGCGAGCTGACTGCCGCGCAGTCGCAGGTGCAAAAGTACACCGCCACCCTAGAGGATCAGCGCACCCGCCATCAGGCAATTTCTGCCAACTTGCGCACAGCCAAGCAGGCTTACGCGCAAATCACCAAGGCCTACCAAGATGGCAAGCTCCACGGTGAGGAGTACACCCGCCAGATTGAGCTGGCACGCATTAGCTTGCTAGCCAATGAGCAAGCGCATGGCCGCTCCAAGGCGGCAATAGACAAATACAAAGCCCAGGTGCGCAACGCCACAGAGCGCGTGAGCAAACTTGGTGAGAGCGTGAAAAAAGGCCAAGAGCGGTTGGACGGCTACAAACAGCGCTTGGAGGCTGCGGGCCTGAGCACCGAGCGGCTGGCCGCGCAAAAGCGTGCCATGAAGGGCAATATCGACACCGTCACCGCCGCCATTGAAAAGCAGGTGCGCGCCTTAAAACGTCAAGAGGAGCAGCAGCGCAAGCTGGCAGAAATTCAAAAGCAAGCCCAAAAAGCTGCCGCCGTGGGTGCTGGCATGGCGGGTGCTGGAGTTGCGTCCATTTATGCGGGCCGCCAAGCAGCACGCCCAGTGCAAGCGGTAATGGGTGCTTTCTCTGAGCAAGAAAACGCCAGCACGCAGCTGAGCGCCAGCATGATGGTGGCCGATGGCAGTGTGTCCAAGGAATTCGCGCAGATTGATGCTTTGGCAAAGCGCTTGGGTGATCGACTGCCAGGCACTACTGCAGATTTTCTGGAACTGATGGCGGTGCTCAAGCAGCAAGGCTTGGCCGATAAAACCATTCTGGGGGGCACTGGCGAGGCTGCTGCATTGCTTGGCGTTCAGCTGCGAATGACGGCCCCAGCTGCTGGTGAGTTTGCAGCCAAGATGCAAGATGCCACTCGCACGGCAGAAAAGGACATGCTTAGCCTGATGGACACCATCCAGCGTGGCTACTACATGGGCATGGACAGCGGCAACATGCTGCAGGGCTTCAGCAAGATGTCGCCAATCATGGGCATCATCCGTCAAGAAGGCTTGGAATTTTCCAAGACTATGGCGCCTTTGCTGGTGATGATGGATCAGACCGGCATGGAGGGTGGATCAGCTGGCAATGCATTCCGCAAGGTATTCCAGTCGGCCATGAACAAGGACAAGATTGACAAAGTCTTGAAGGATTTGCGCAAGGAAAAGGGCATCAAGCTCGACTTTGACTTTACGGATGGCAAAGGGGAGTTCGGAGGCTTGGACAAGATGTATGCCCAGCTAGAAAAGCTCAAGTCCATGAACACCCAGACACGCCTTTCCTTCATGAAGGATATCTGGGGGGATGACGCGGAAACCCTGCAAGTGCTCAACGCCATGATTGACAAGGGCAAGGCTGGTTATGAGGAGATTGCAGCCAAGATGGCCGCACAAGCCAGCTTGCAACAGCGAGTAGACCAGCAGCTTGGCACCTTCACCAATGTGGTGGAAGCCGCGCAAGGCTCTGCCACCAATGCGCTCGCCTCCATTGGCGAAGTGATGGCGCCACAGCTTAAAGAATTGGTCAGCTGGCTTAGTGATGTAGGCAGTGCGGCCAATGACTGGATCAAGGAAAACCAAACGCTGGTGCGCTGGCTGGGCATGGGAGCTTTGGCCTTGGCTGCGTTTATGACAGCAGTGGGCCTAGTGCTGATTCCGTTGGGGTTAATCGTTGCCAAAGGCATGGCCATGCGCTGGATCTTTGCCAAAGTGGCGGCTAGTTTGGCTGCATCAGGAGGAGCTATCGGCCTGCTTCAGGGTGGTATTTCACGTCTCAGTGGTGGCTTTGGCCTGCTGCTGCGCTGGGGTTCTGCTTTATTCAGACTGAATCCATTTGCGGCTCTGGCTGCTGGTGTTTTTGGATTCGCGCAGTCTTTTGTAAAAAACTGGGAAAAAATCAAAGCCGCGTTCAATGCTGGCGATTGGATGGCGATTGGTGGTTTCATCATCCAAGGCCTTGAAGCTGGCATAAATATGGCCACGCTCGGCCTGTACGGCTTTATCAAAAGCATGCTCTCGGGCTTGGTCACGGTCGTTAAAAAAATCCTTGGCATCCACTCCCCAAGTACCGTTTTTGCGGAAATAGGCGGCTTCATCATGGATGGGCTGATTCTCGGCATCACCCGCTTGCTATCAGCCTTGAAGGGTGTGTTGGTCGGGCTCTGGGGAAGCATGGTCAGTGCCGTGGGTTCTGCCGTATCCGCATTTGTCGACAGCATCAAGTCCACGCTTTCCGGTGGCGTTTCTGCGTGGCTGGCTGCGCTGCTGAACTTCTCGCCCCTGGGGCTGCTGTGGAACACCTTTACCACTGCCCTGGCCGCGCTGGGTGTGCAGGTGCCAGAGCAGTTCCGCAACTTTGGCAGCTTCATCATGGATGGGCTGATTGGCGGCATCACCGGCAAGCTGGCCGCGCTGAAAGACACCGTGGTGGGCGTGGCATCGTCCGCTGCCAGCTGGTTCAAAGAGCGGTTGGGCATTGCCAGCCCCTCCAAAGTGTTCACGCAGTTTGGTGGTTGGATCAGTGAGGGCGCAGCCAAAGGCATTGATGCCGGTCAGGCAGGCGTGCGCGCTGCGGCCTTGGGCTTGGCCGCTGTCACCGCAGCACCTATGCAAGCGCAGGCCTCCGTGCAGTTGCGCAACGCTGCCCAGCAAGTCCAGGTGCCCCAGGCTGTGGTGGATCTGGCTAATGCGCAACAAAGCGTGGCTGTGCCCCAAGCCTCGGTGCAGCTGCTCAACGCCGCTCAACAAATCCAAGTGCCCAAGGCTGTGGTCGATCTGGTCAACGCCCAGCAAAGCGTGGCTGTGCCTCAAGCCTCGGTGCAGCTGCTCAACGCTGCGCAGCAAATCCAAGTGCCCAAGGCTGTGGTGGATCTGGCTAATGCGCAACAAAGCGTGGCTGTGCCCCAAGCCTCGGTGCAGCTGCTCAACGCTGCCCAGAAAATCCAAGTGCCCAAGGCAGTGGCTGAGCTGGTGCAAGGCAAGCCGCAAGATACTGATGTGGCCAGCAGCCATGGCCAGCCACGTCTTGCGCAACCTGCCCGCATTGCTGCAGCCCCACGCGCTACAGCCGCTGCCCCCGTGGCAGCAGGCACCAGCAACTACAACATCACCATCAACGCCGCGCCGGGCATGGATGCGCAAGCGATTGCCCGCGCCGTAGCTGCGGAGCTGGACCGCCGTGAACGGCAAAGCACCGCACGCCGCAACTCTTCTTTGCATGACATCAGTTAGGAGTGCCTATGTCCATGTTGCTGGCCCTTGGGCAGTTTGTGTTTGAGCTGTCTACCCTGGCCTACCAGGACTTTCAACGCGCCAATGAGTGGCGCCATGCCAGCAATAGCCGCATTGGTGCCCGCGCTGGCTATCAGTTCTTGGGTGTGGGCGATGACAGCATCACCCTCTCTGGGTGGATTGCGCCTGGTCAAGTGGGCAGCTATGGCAGCATCGCCGCGCTGCGTGCCATGGGTGACAGCGGTCGTGCTTTTGCGCTGGTGGCAGGTACGGGAGAGGTGCTCGGGCAGTACGTGATTTTGAGCATGCAGGAAACAGGCACGTTTCACGACCAAGAGGGTCGCCCGGGCCGGGTGGAATTTAACCTGCAGCTGCGCCGCGTGGACAACGATGCCGGAGGCCACCAAGTCACGGTGGACGATGGCGGCCAATACGTGCCCACCACCTTGGCCGCTGGCGAGGAGTGACGCACACCATGCAGCAGCAGTACACCCACCTGGCCCCAGACTACCGCTTGGTGGTAGATGGCAAAGACATATCAGCCAAAGTGCAGCCCCGCCTGATCAGTCTGACGCTGATCGAAGGGCGTGAGAACAACGCCGACCAGCTGGACCTTGAGCTGGATGACAGTGACGGCCAGCTGGCCATCCCGCGGCAAGAGGCAGTAATTGAACTGGCCATTGGCTGGAAAGGCCAGCAACTGGTGGACAAGGGCAGCTTTGTAGTGGATGAAGCCGAGCACAGCGGCGCGCCTGACCGCATCACCATCCGCGCACGGTCAGCAGACCTGGGTGGCGAGATCCGCACCCGCCAGGAGAAAAGCTGGCACGACACCACACTGGGCGCTGTGCTGGCAGACATTGCCAAGCGAAATAGCCTTACACACAAGGTAGACCCAGCGCTGGCAGCTATCAAAATTGCGCACATTGACCAGACCAACGAAAGCGACATGCACTTCCTGACCCGCTTGGCCCGCCAATACGATGCGGTGGCCACGGTCAAGAAGAAGCACCTGCTCTTTCTGCCCATCAACGGCACCAAAACCAGCAAGGGTGAAAGCCTGCCTGCGGTTGCCATCACCCGTGCAGATGGTGATCAGCACCGCTGGGCCAGCAGCACCCGCGACGCATTTGAGGGCGTGCGCGCCTGGTGGTCGGACCGTGTCAATGGCAGTCGCAAATCAGTCATTGCCGGCAAAAAAGGCAACAACCTTAAAACCCTCAAAGAAACCTATCCCAGCAAAGAGGATGCGCTGGAAGCTGCCAAGGCCGAGTTGCAACGCCTGGAGCGCGGCCATGCCACTTTTGAGCTGACGCTGGCCATGGGCAGGCCGGAAGTCATGCCTCAGTCACCCGTGCAGGTCAAAGGGTTCAAGCCAGAGATTGACGGCCAGGGCTGGCTGGTCAAGGAAGTGACGCACACTCTGGGAGATAGTGGCTGGACGACGAAGGCGGTGATGGAGAGGGGTGCAGGGATGGCTGATGCGCAAAGCGAAGATTGAGTGACCATGAAAAAACCGCCCGAGGGCGGTTTAGTTTTTGGCGGGTTCGGTTTTGCTTTGAGACTGTCTCTCTAAAGCGCTTGCTGCAGCGGATAAAGCGCTGGCTGTGTTCTTGCCACTTTCAAAGCTGGCCACCATGTTGGAGAGCACGGTGGCATTAAAAGCAGCAATCCCAACCACGATGGTGATGACGGCAGAGACTGCAGTTATCACCATAGTTGTGCGAGTGCTCTTGTTCTCCGCTTGAACTGTGGCAGTAGTCTCTTTCAGCTGGACTTTGATTTCCTGCTGACTCTGTGCCATCGTCTCCATCAAGGTTTCAATGCGGGCAATGCGAGCATCCATCCGTGCTTCGGATGCTGCAAGCTTGGCATCAATCTCTTCTCGGCTGGGTGTGTTCATGGGGGCATTATGCAGCGAACCTGCAGGTTCTTGTGCTCCGTGAGGGCGGACAGTTGAAGATTCAAGCCTGCGCTGTATGCCTGAGGAATGAGGTTTGGGGGTGACAAAAAAGAGGCTTCGGCACTCACGATCATGCCGTAAATTGCCTGAATTTCTTTTACTGGGAGCTGCTGACATTATTTGGTCCTTTTAAGAACCGGCTTTACTAGATTCACTGTATTAGCTTGCTCCGCAACCCATTCACTAATAGGTTTCAAGGCGTGCTGCCGAATAAAATGGCAGTCTTGGCATATCAAAGTCACCATTGGCAAAGCCTCTGCCCCTAAAGTCAAAGTGCCATCTGTCTTGGTGGCTAAGGCTGAAAACACCTTCCCATTGCTTGGCTCTGCCAAGTACCAAGTCTCACCACCACAAAATGGGCACACTGAATTATTGCAATGCTCGTGAAAGTAGTCGTCCAGTTCTTGCAGGGTAAATGGAGACTGTGTATCTTGATTTTTTTGTTCTTCGGTCATTTTGAATTTAACTTTTGGTGCAAATCTTCTTGCTGCCACTTACCGAGCCATCCTTGCAGATGAACTTGCCGTTCTGACAATGCGAAACCCCGCCCTTTTTGCCTGAACAGGGGTAGTTGCGTGCATGGGCTGCAGTGGCCGATACAGTGATCAACAGAGCCAGTGCAATAGAGGTAATGGTGCCGAAGCGCATAGTTACAGCCCCTCCAGCGCAGCTTTCACTGGCTCTGCGGCCTCAGGTGTCAGTCCGCTATTGAGCTGAGCCACAACCAGCCCATCTTTTGAGCGGTAGAGGTAAGGGCCTGCCAAACCTTTCAAGGCATCAAAGTACGCATGAATTGCATCGCAATGTGACTTTTCTGCGCAGATAAAAACTTGGCCGCCTTTGGGCGCTACAGATGGCAAGGCAAAACTGAAGTGCTCTTTGTAGCTATTGGGCAGGGGGCTAGATGGATCCCGTGGCGGGTTTTGCACATCACTGACCTGCACCCCTTTGGCCTGGAGTGCGGCAAGTATGGAGGCCTGCGTGGGCGGCGCTTTACTAGAGCAGCCAAAAAGGGCCGCAACGCTTATCAGTGCTGCGCTAAGTGCTACTTTTTTCACTTTGTCTCCTCTGTGTATCAGCCTGACCTCTGCGGGCTTGGGCTGAGTGCTTGGGTTGAAAAACTCAATAAGTCACCCGTGACTTACTCCTGCTTCAAAACTTCAGCGGCGGCCCCTAGAAGTGCGCGCCCTTTCTCATTGCTGCTGCGCCAAGCGGCCAGCAGTGCTTTTTCTTCCGGTGCCAATGTGGCTTCTGTTGCGCCTTGGCGTTGGCCTGTAACCACATAAAGAACATCAATACCTAGTCCGGCCATGACAGCAAGAGCTGGGGCGTTGGGCGTGGCTTCACCGTTCTCCCAAGAAGACAGTGTCCGTCTGGAAACGGTGCATGAATCAGCTAAATCAAGCTGTTGCAAGCCAATGCGGATGCGCTCTTCCCTGAGTCGATCCCCATAAGATGCGAAATTCTTCTCTTGCATGTATTGACACGAGCAGAATTCTGCTCATAATGCGTTTACGTTGTAACAATCTGAGGCCGATAGTACATGACTACATCAGCTCCAACCACCCCTGCGCATCTCATGCCAAGCGATTGGCAGGGCTGTGATTCATGCAAACGCCGCGTTGACCCTGAAATTGCGCAATGGCTCGCAAGGCACCGCATTGCACGCTTCACCGATTCAGCGGTTGGCGATGTCGCCAAAAATAGCCTCGAAGCTGCCATTCGACAGGCCTCGCAGCTCATCATGAAGTCCATACCCACGAAGGGCCTCATGGATGGCACGGTGTTCCCTAGCCCCGGAGGTGAGTACCACCCTATAGATGGCGCCTACCCTGTTGCGCAAAGCAATGCGGGAGTACTGAACCCCGCGTCTCGCTTGGGGCCCATTGTGGGCGTGGCGTTCTATGAGGGAGAGCAGGTCCTTGTCATCGGGCCTTGGTTCGTTTCCTTCAATCAACTCAGTTCTCACGGCTACCTTTCTGAGGAAGAGGTTCAGCAGTTATTGGCTGCTGTTCATCAAATTGATCGTTCTTTGTACCGCTTGATTCGTCGCAAAAGCCAAGAGGCAAAAAGGCGTTATTCGCAAGCATGCACCACACCAAGCGCCTGATTGTTGAATTCACTTGATCACACTCAATATGACCACCTCCGCACAACTCACCCGCAAGCACTCCGGTTCGGTAGCACGGCTGGTGCATGAAAAACCCATTGCGCTGCGCCTGGAAAAACATGAACTGGAAGAGGCCCATGAAAAGGCCAGGGCCGAGGGCCGCAGCTCCAGCAACTTTGCACGCATGGTCTACTTGATGGGCATGGCGGAGTACCGCCGCAAGGGGCGCATTGAGCTGACTGCGGCAGACCTGTTGAGCAAGTAAAGGCTGGGCACCATGGCTGGCAACTTCCAATTTCCTGACCGTCATTCTCAAAGCGTTGCGGCTGCTCTGGTTGCCAGCAAGCGCCTGAATGAGGCTGCGGACAAGGCGCGTGCTGGGGAAGGCGTTTCCGCGCAGCGCTGTAACCAGTCAGTACCGGCCAAGCAGTGGAAGGGCACGAACAAGGAGGCCATGCGCCTGCAGTGCCCGCACTGCAAGCACCCTTGCGTGATTCGCACCAGTGAGCAGATCACGGTGCTGACGCGGCAGTCTGTGTATTGCTGCGTGAATGCAGAGTGTGGCCACACTTTTGTGGCCAATACAGAGATTGTGCGCACCTTGTCGCCATCTGCCACGCCAGACCCCGGCGTCAATCTGCCCCTTTCCACCCACGTGCGCCGCGACATGCTGCGCGCCCAGCTGGACCACGCGGCCAGCGCCGAACATGTGACCAGCAACACCGCCCCGGTGACGGCTGACCTGTTCATGCAGCAGGGAGGGCCGCCCCCTGACTGATGCCACCTAGCGCCTAAAGCGCCCTCTTTCCCCCCTTCTGAGTTCACCCCGACAGAGCCTGATGCGCAGGCGCTGCGGACTTTCTTACGCCTTTTTTTCCAGCGGAGGCTGTGATGCAGACACCAGAGACCGTGACCCGCAAGCCCCTTGGCAACTTTGAGATTGCCCCTGAGTTCAATGACACCAAAGATGCACTAGATGTGGTGTACGAGCACTACCGCTGCCACTACGTGGTGGCTTTGCAGCCCTGCATCCGGATTGCCTCTTCTGTGCTGCGCGGTATGACGCAACCGCAGGGCCGCGTAGATCTGGCTGTGGTGGATGGGGACCAGTGCATCTACTTGTCTTACTCGCCAGAGGAGGCCCGCGCCTTTGCCCGGCTGCTGCTGGTGGCCGCTGATGACGCTGATGCAGCCCATGCTGTGCTGTGCGCTGAGCAGCAAGGGGGTGCGGCATGAGCCTGTTCCGCATTACCCATGTGGACGAACACCGCACCCGCCGCCGCCTGAAGGTGCTGGCCAGCAACTGCCGCCAGGCGCTGCGCCTGGTGGAACAGGAATTTGGCGATGCCTGGTACGCCAGCGCTGTACGTGTGGAGGTGCAGCCATGAATGCAGCTGTGACCCCTGCGGAGCTGGCAGCCCAGCTCAAGGCTGAGGCTAAGGCGCTCAAGTCGATCAAGCCCAAGAAGCCTGCGCATGAAGGCAAGCCGGTGACTGCGCTGACGGTGCCAGAGATTCGTGAACGGCTGAAAGCACAGCGCAATGAGCTGCTGCGCAGGGCAAGCCTGGGCACGTGGTTTGATGGTGAAAGCCGTGAGTGGGCACGTATTGGCCATGAGCACCGCGTGATGATCATGATGCTGGCCGGTATTGATGGTGATCTGGAAATGCTGGCCAGCCGTGCGTGGCGTGAGTTCACACCCGCTGAACGCAATGCGGTGAAGGCTGAGATGCGCTTGGCAAAGCGCGTCTTCTCGCAGGTGGCTGCTTTGTGCAGCCGGGTGTGAGGTGAACGATGGCACGCAAGCCTGCACAGCGCGTGATGCGCAGTTTGCCCACCAGCTCGCTGAAGGACTGGAAGCGCAACAAGCCTGCACCTTGGATGGCCAAGCGTGCGCTGGATGCTTTGCTGCGCGCAGTGCCCGAGCAATGGCGCCAGCCTATTGAGCTGAGCGGCCTGGGCAAGCTGGACCTGCACAACCCAGACCCTGCACCGCTGTGGCTGCAGAGCTGGGATGCCATGCAGGCGATTGCGGAGTTTGACGAGCGCTTTGGCCGCGCCAGCAGCTGGAACCTGAGCGACTACGAGATCTGCGAGCTGGCCAAGCGCCTGGTGGCAGAAGCCCAGGAGCTGGATGCTGCCTTGGTGGCTGAGGGCTGCGACGAGGCGGCCCGGCTGGATGCCGTGCGCCTGCTGCTGCGCATGCTGGGTGTGCAGGAAAGCAAACCGCTGCAGGGTGAGCCAGACATTAAGCGTGCCCATGACCCCGCATGGTGGCGGCGCCTGCTGCGCAAGCATGTGGCCCGCGTGGTGGAAGCTGGTGCCGTGCGCCTTGGCATTGTGAACCGCAAGCAAGGCGGCTATGCCAGTGACTACACGGTGCGCCGCCGTGAGGCGCAGATCAAGCGCAATCAGGAGGCACTCAAGCGCAGCCTGTTCAAGAACGAGGCGGGCCAGATCTGGACGCTGGCTGAGCTGGCTGCGCTGTCGCCGTCCAACCCGGTGATTCGTGGTGGTGAGCTGATGACGCGCATTCGCGGTGCCGAAGAGTACGCCGATGCACGCAACCATGTAGGGCTGTTCTTTACGTTTACCGCGCCCAGCAAGTTCCACCCCATGACGGTGGGTGCTGGCGGTAAGCCACGCCCCAACCCCAAATATGACGGCTACAGCACGCCGCGTGATGCGCAGATGTGGCTGCGCAAGTGCTGGGCACGGCTGCGCGCCCACTTGGACAACAAGCAAATCAAGATTTACGGCATTCGTGTGGCGGAGCCCCACCACGATGCCACGCCCCACTGGCACATGCTGATCTGGGCAGAGACGGAGGCCGAGGCGCGCTATGTAGAGCTGGCGGCCAAGGTGTGGTGGCTGAAAGAGTATGGAGACGAAAAAGGTGCTGCTGTTAACCGCGTCAATTGCAAGCGCATGGAAAGCGGCGGTGCTGCTGGCTATGTGGCCAAGTACATCGCCAAGAGCGTTGGCCATGCTGCTTTGGCTGACCACCTGGACGTGGTGCAGGGCCAGCTGTGGGATGTGGAGCAAAACGACATGCCGGGCCACCGCCGTGTGGATGCGTGGGCGGCTTGCTGGGGGATTCGCCAGTTTCAGGCCATTGGCATGCCCAGTGTGTGCGTGTGGCGTGAGCTGCGCCGCGTGGGGCGTGACCAGATCAACCATCTGCATGCCAGCGGTGACACCACCACGATGCGTGCATGGGTGGCGTGCCACCGTGAAGGAAATATTCAGGCCAATTGGCGGGTGTACATGGAGGCCATGGGTGGCCACTGTGTGCCGCGCAGTCAGGCGCATCTGCGTATGGCGCACCGCCCGCTGCAGCCCGGTGCCTGCAATCAGTACGGCGAAGAATTGCGCACTGGCCGTGTGGTGGGCCTGCAGACGATTCGCGGCCAGTGGCTGATCAGCCGCCGCATGGCATGGAGCCCTGTGGCTGCTGAGACTGAGACGTTCAACCCCGACACCTGCACAGATAGCGACCCCGGCTGTTCCCTCGCCGTAGGCGAGGCACGTGCGGCTTTGCCGCGCGCTTGGACTGGTTTCAATAACTGTAGAGCCCGTCTGACAGGGGCCCTGCGCAGGGCACTTTTAGGGCGTGGCAGGCATGAAGCAGAGGACTGCTTGCCCGTCCCGATCCACCGCACGGACGCCGAATGGCGCTCCATCGGCCCTTCCCCCATCCCGTTTTTCTGACCTGAAGCACACAGGAGGAGTAGCGATGCCTGCAAAACGCACCGAACCAAGTCGAAGCCTGATCGATCAGGCCGCCGGTTTCAAGTACACGCCCGCAGCCAAGACCGATCTGGCCAAGCGCTTTGCGGACATGCGCCGCGCTGCTGCCAAGGCGGAGCGCGAAGCAGCTGCGGCCGCCATGGCTGCGCGGCAGACAGGGCTGGATCTGGAGCTGCCAGCAGCCGCTGGCCGGGTCATTCCCCTCAAGAGCGCTCACGCATAAATCATCAAAAAAAATTGCTAGCGCTTGCAGACAAAGCGCTAGCAGCTAGCAAAAAAGGAGTTGAAAAACATGAAAGCTGCATCTGTTCTGAATGAGAAGACCTGCACGCGCTGCGGCGAAGACTGGCCAGCAGATCAGGATTTCTTTCATTACGACATCACCAAGGCAGACAAGCTTTCCGATGACTGCCACGCATGCCGCCTGAGTGGCAGCAACAAAAGGCGCGGCACCGCAGGAAAGCTGACCACCGAGCTGCAGGGTTTGTTTGCTGCACTTGTTCAAAAAAATGAGCACTCAGCGCTTGCTGAGTAATGGAATAAGGGGAAAAAGCAATGAAAAACCAAGAATTGCAAGCGCTAGACGCTATGAAAACAGAAGTTAGCGCCATGACTTTGCCTTGCATCTTGAAGCGCCTGAAGCGTGAAAAAGCACTGGTGGAAGACGAGCTGAACCAGATGCCCGCTGATTCCTGGTTCAACGTGCGCGCCCGCGAACTGATGAACCGCGAGCAGGAGCTGTTCACCACCCTGCGCGTCCTGGAAGGCCTGGCCGCAGCGCCCATGCAAGTCACCCAGATCACCGAACCTGCCAACTGAATCCACTGAGGAGCAAAAGACTATGAATAAGACTGAAGCCACCGCCACCGCACAAAGCCAGACCAGCATCAGCTCGGCCCCACGCCTGGACACCGCTGGCATTGCCGCCCTGCTCGGCTGCACCCGTCAGCACGTCACCAGCCGCCTGACCAAGCGCGTGGATTTTCCGAAGCCGTTTATCAACGCCAGCCGCCGCATCCGCTACTGGCGCACCAGTGATGTTGTGGCATGGATGGGGAAGGGTAAGTGATGAAAGCGATTGATTTATTTGCGGGTGCTGGTGGATTTTCAACGGGCGCCAAAATGGCTGGCGTAGAAATCGTGTGGGCCGCCAACCATTGGCCACTGGCAGTGGAGTGTCATGCGGAAAACCACCCACAAGCCCAACATGTTTGCCAAGACTTGCATCAGGCAAACTGGATGCAAGTACCTGCACACGATCTGCTGCTGGCCAGTCCCTGCTGCCAAGGCCACAGCAAGGCCAGAGGCAAGGCGCATGGCAACCCACAGCACGACGCCAGCCGCTCTACCGCATGGGCCGTGGTCAGTGCTGCTGAATTTCATCGCCCAGCGCTGGCAATCATTGAGAACGTGCCAGAGTTTCTGGACTGGCAGCTTTACCCTGCTTGGGCCAGTGCCATGCAGGCCCTGGGCTACAGCATTGCACCACACATCGTGGATGCAGCAGACCATGGCGTGCCACAGAACCGGGTGCGCATGTTCTTGGTGGCCACGCAAAGCAAGTACCCCTTGCAGCTCAAGCTGGAGCGCCGTGATCATGTTGCAGCCACCAGCTTCATTGACTTTGAGGCTGGCAAGTGGAGCCCGGTGGATCGCCCAGGCAGAGCCAAGGCCACGCTGGAGCGTGTGGCCAGAGGGCGCAAGTGCCACGGCAGCCGCTTTCTGACTGCGTACTACGGCAACGAAAAAGGCGGCCGCAGTCTGCATCGCCCCATTGGAACCATCACAACCCGTGACCGCTGGGCCGTGGTAGATGGCAACCGCATGCGTATGCTGTCAGCCAGCGAGTGTCGTTCTGCCATGGGTTTTCCTGATGACTATCGCCTGCCAAAAAACCATCGCGAAGCCGTCCACCTGCTGGGCAATGCCGTGTGCCCACCGGTGGCAAGAGATCTGATTACAGCGGTCATTGCACAGGCTTGAAGGTATTTTTCAGTAGCCATCAGCATGAAAAGATAAGAGCTATCAAGCACTGATAGCTCTTTTTTTTATAGCCGCGCTGCCACGTCCTCCGCAGTCTCCCGGTAGTACGTGTTGTAGAGCATGTTGATATCGGTGTGCCCACTGATGCGCGCCAGGGTCATCACATCCACGCGCTTGGCCAGCCAGGTCAATGCCGTGGCGCGCAAGTCGTGGAAATGCAGCCCCTCAACCATCACCCGGTCTCGCAGCTTGCGGTACAGGACATCACGGCTGGCATCACTGATGGTGAAGTAGTTGTCCCGGCCAGCAGCAGCGGCTGCAGCATCCAGCACCTGCAGCACGCGCAGGCTACGGCGGGTAAGTGGCACCTTGCGCACACCAACATGGCCAGCGGTTTTGTGTTCGCTGAGGGTGTAAACGCGGCGCTTGAGATCTACCGTGCTGCGGCTCATGCGCAAGATTTCCCCACTGCGCAAGGCTGTGTGCAAGGCCACCAGCATGGTCCAGGCCGTTTCTTGCATAGGTGACTGCGGAGGCTGCCCATGCGTAACACCGGCATTACGCAACATCAGCCGCACCTCTGACCACGCGCTGGTGCGCCTGCGTGCCAGGCCTTTGGCTGGGAGCTTGATGGACTTCCATGGGCTTTCGCCCGCCCACCGCCACTCTCTGATGGCAATGGTCCAGATGGGGCGGTAAAGCTGCGCTTCACGCAACACGGTGTTGGGCAGCACGGTTTCAAGCCGGGTGTCGCGCCATTTGGCCAGGTCAGTGCCCGTAATTTCGTGCAGTACCTTGCCCGTCAGCCATGGGAAATCTCTGATCAGTGAGTCCAGCCGCAGGTTGTCAGCACGCTGGCGGTTGGCTGGCTTTTTGCTGATGACCTCTTTGCGGTACTTCTCGATGGCCTCTTCCAGCGTCCGCTTGGGAAACTGACCACGCGTGCCAGCCAAAATCGCAGCCTCTTCAGCCACTGCCCAGGCCTGTGCCTCAGCTTTCGTCGGCCGCACCGCGGACTTGCGCACCCCATCGCGCACCACCTCTGCGCGCCAGCCAGTCTTCAATTTTCTGTAGTAAGCCACCCTGCCTCCAACATCTCGATGCGTAATCGCATGCGTACCAAATGCGTAATTTTTGGGTAATTTACGCCAAATTTTGGTGCTGTTCGGTACGTGTGTGGAGGACAGTTCAGGCAAGAAAAAAGCCCGTTTTCAGAGGAGAAAACGGGCTTAGGTGCTGTTCAGTTCATTCCAACGAAATTTGTTGGTGGTGCCCCGAGCCGGAATCGAACCGGCACGCCTGTTTTATAGGCGGCAGATTTTAAGTCTGATGTGTCTACCAATTCCACCATCGGGGCTGCAACACAGAGCAAACTCCGTACTGCGCAAACCATTAGCTTAACCGATCTTCGAACATTTTCTGCCGATTTCACGGTTTTTCACGCACTGGGCATTGTGCCTCAGACATGAAAAAGGGAAGCACTTGCTTCCCTTTGAAAATGGAGCGGGAAATCGGGTTCGAACCGACGACCTATACCTTGGCAAGGTATCGCTCTACCAACTGAGCTATTCCCGCATGTGTCTCTGATATCTCAGAAACAAAGAAGCTTATCGACTGACAAGCTCCCTGAAAGAACCTGGAGCGGGAAATCGGGTTC